TAGTTTGATGTTGAATCACAACTTAACTTTGTATATGTATCATCAAACGGAATAAATGTCTTATTTGTTTCAGCGTCAACTACCGAGTAATATGCGGTAGTTGGAAGATACTTAACACTTTTAATTGGTGATGCGTTAGCAAAGGTTCTTGCTGGAAATCTTTCACGACCATATACTCTAATTTTACTTTTAGAATTTTCTTTATATTCTGATTGGAAATCTTTTACATAAACAATCAAATCAGAATTAGTTTGTGGTGATAAAGAGCCCGTTGTAAATGTAGTATTGTTCCAACGAACTTCAAGGGTCGGAACATAGATAGTGTGGGTATCTGATGAAAAGAATTTAGCCGTTCCAAATTTACGAACCGATTCATCATCTTCTTTTGATTTTAAAACAATGAAACCATAATTCTCACGATGACCTTGTAAAAAATCATTGATGTAATCAGTCACCTCAACATTTAAGTTTTGAATATACTTGTCAAATGATTGATAGTAGTGATTGCCTGTTAGGAATGATGAAGTATACCAAGTTCCACCACCAGAGTTTACAGCTCCTCTGGCTTCATACTCATTATCCAAAACTAATGATGATGTTGGATATAACGCAGCGTTGGTTTCTAATTTAAAGTTTTGGATGAAAGCGTTTCCTTGACCCGAACCACTTGCGTAGTAAGACCACCTAAATGAATACTCACCATTTTGGTCTGCAACAAAACTTTGTGTATATGGACCTGATTGAGTTAATGGTTGGAATGTTTCTTCTCTACCATCGGGTTCAATAACTTGATATTTTAAATTATGAAGACCAGAGCCCGTATTAAAATAAAAACTTGAGGTGTATGTAACGCCCGAATATAAATCATAATTTCTATTTACAGCAGTACCACCAAAATTAGATGCTGTTAAGAAAAGTTTTGATTCACTTACAAATATATTTGGTAATTCACCAGCAGAACCCGTTATACTATTATTTAAAAAATAAACAGTAGTTGTACTTGGTATAGCGTATGTGTCCCACAATAGGGTTCCAGCAGGAGGAGTACCATAGATGTAAAAATTATCTATAAATCCATCAGAACCATTTGAACCATTTCTATCAAAGAATGTTAAAGATGTTTCATATACACCAGACTGATTTGGTGTAAATTTAACGGATTGAGTTGATGCTGCTGAAATTGATTGTGTATAGTTTGATAGATTTGTTAAATACACACCATCATATGCAACTCTAAAATCAATACCAGTTAGTGTATTTGGGTCAACTTCAAACTGAATATTATATTCTTGACCACCAAGTAAAGAAGCACTCAACAAAGCGGTTCCACCACCAAAGTTAGCGCCCGAAAGTTTCATTCTACCATTTTCTACGGATATGGATGGAGCTGTTCCATCGGTTCCAAGAATACTTTGTGATGTATCTAATGTAAAAGAACCAACCGATGCCACAAAGGTATATGCTGACAATAGGTTTGAAATCGTTTCGGGATTTGTTGGTTTGTTTACAGTTTCGTTTTCAACATCCCAAATTGAACCACTAGCACGATACACCCAAGATACATCAACTTCATTGTGTGGAGTATCTGACTCTTTACCAATACCTTCTAACCATTGTTCTTTTACAGGATAAACATACAAATCGTAATTTGATGCGATTTCAGCTTCTTCGGTAGATTCCAAGTTTAGATAATATTTAATGCTACCACTAATATCATTACTTGAAATTAAATTTGAAATTGTATCAAGGTCAAACTCAATTAAGATTCTACTATTACCAATTAAGGTAGATGGGTTGGTGGGGTCGTAAAACTTACCAACCTCAAGAATCTCATCCTTGCCAGTATTTTGGTTTTTACGAGCAGTATCCTCATAAATTGTGGCGTCTTTTTTTGGATAAATTCTATAAATCATTTTCTACCTCTTAATATGTCATTGGAACTACCTTACCTTTGATATCAAGGTCAGGGTATTTAATTTCAAAAATTGATGGGTCTTTTGGTGGATATACAACTCCTTGCTTTGTTGCGTTTACAATGTCGTATTTGTTTTCGGAGTATACACCACCCCACTTGTTTACAACCTGTAATCCACCCACACCATCTCTATCGGGTCTTACAACAGTCTGAACTCCATCAATTCTATCCAATAGAATATAGAGTTCTGATAACATAATTGGTTGGTTAATTTGTCTTTTATCAATATTAAAGTAATCTTTTAGTGCGTTAATACATCTTAAAAGAACTTCATTTGAATTATAGTTTGGAAGAACAATCACTTCAAAATCAATACCAATATTTACAACATATCCATTTTTAATATTTACAGCATCGGTCAACATGCGATAGTATGACAAGTAGTTCTTTAAGTTTTCCTTGGTAGCTGCGTTTAAACTCTTTAATTTTTTTTCATTATCATAACCCAAAACATAAAGGTTTAATGCTAATGGATTTGCAATTGGGTTTGGACCATCATCAAGTAAAGTTTGAACTTGCCAATCAGGTGCAAGAAATGCTTTTGCTATTGAACCAAATTGTGGTGGTAAAGCGTATGCTCTTAAAACATAATCTTCCTTGGTGACCGCTCTATTTTGAGCTGCAAAGTAAGCCATTGCGTTTTGGCGAACTTGTTCAATGTCTTCTTCAAATTTAGCACCACCAGCAGCAGCTTCGTTAGTCACTGCAACTGAATTTTGAACTACTCTAAATGTATCTTCGTTTAACGCTGATTGATTTTGGTTTTCAAATACGACTGTATCAATTTCAGTTAAGTCCCTTGATGGAACATTATCTAATACACCATTACCAGTGCGATATGTTATGGTTAAAGTTGAATTGGATGGAGCGACACCATATGTTTTTGAATACATAAAGTTTGATGGGTCAATACCTTGGTCAAGGTCACCACTTGCAGGATAAAGTGCAGAACCCACATTATCTGGATTTGGTAAGATTTCTTCATCAGCATTTGATGATATACCAGCACCAAACTGAATTGTAATTGAGTTGTCCTCTTCAATTCGGGTAATATATCTTTTTGGAACTCTTTTTAATCTTAAAAGATATGGAGTTTCACCAGCATACAAGTTATAGTTTAAAGAGTATGCAGATGTATTTGGAACTTGTTCAAAAATAGTATCTTGAGCCAGATATGGAACCTTGGACCAAGTGTCACCATTATCATCTACAATCTTTACAACATCAATTAAGTTTTCTTCATCAATACGAATCTTATCGTAAATTTTTGGAGAATCAAAAACAAATTCTTGTGTTGCTTCTTGGCCACTAACGGCTTTAACATATTTTTTTAACAAGTAATATGTTGGTTCATTTGTAGTGTCATTTATTTGATAAACCGTAACTTCCGTTGGGTCAAACGATGATGAAAATGCAAAATCTACTTTTTGGGTTGTAGAAAACTGAATTTCGTTATTGGTAGCCGAATTGACTTTCATACCTTCTTTGACTTTCAAAGCGTAATCAAAATCAGGACTAAAATTATCACCACTACCTTTTGAGGGAACAATTTGGTAGATTGTTAAGATTGTGGTCGCAGGAACATTCAACTTTGGTTTGTATCCCATAGCTTGAGAAATAAGGAATACATTACCCTTTTCTTGTGCTTGTTCAAGAATTGATTCTCTTAACTGAACATCAGTATAGTAAGAAAGAACATCACCCACATATGATGCCATTTCAATAAACATCATTCCAGGAGATGACTCATTAAAGTCATTGTAAGTTTCGGGAAAGTAGTTTTTAGCAAAGTCAATAAGATTCTTACGGAAATCTCCAAAATCTCTACCAATTAAACTTACTTCTTTATTTACCTTATCAGTCATTTATATTCCTTAAGCAATAGTTAGACCACCTTGTTGGTCTACATAGATAATTATAGTTTGATTTGCGCCACTTTCAGTTACTCTAAAATTAAGTGATATATTAACTCTATTGGAATCCGGCTGAGCGTCTACAATAACATCACTTAATAAAATATACGGCAACCAGAAACCAATGTCCTCGGTTATGGACGCTTTTAAATTGTCTTCAATAAAACCACCTATTTGCTCAAACAAAAGTGAGTATACATCCGTTCCAAATAGAGGTTGGAAAGGTCGTTCACCTTTACGAGTTAGGACTAAATTTTTTAGATTAGAAATGGCTTGTTCTTCGGTTGTGTAAGATAATTGGAAAACGCCTGCTCCGCCAAATGGTAATTTAACACCAACAGCAACATTCTTTTTTAAATCAATTGGATTTATTTTCCATTCCTTACGAACAGCCATTACTTACCTTTCTTGGCGTTAATCGCCTTCATCAATCCGGAGTAATCCCGTGTTAATGCGTTTACCACCGCTTGACCAGCTTCAGTTTGTTGTAGTTGTTCAACAGGAACGGCTCTACCCTCTGCGGTTTGTAAAACATCCGGGGTTTGATTCATAACACCCCAAGCCATTGCTTGATTTGAATTAAAAGCACCACCGGTAGAGTTAATACTTCTCCAATCACCACCATCAGCGGTTTCATTAAGTAGAGATGCAAACTTACCCTCAAACTTTGGACCAGATTTTTTCTTTGGTGTTTGAGATTCAAAAATGTGACTTACCTCTAATGGGTCAGCTTCAACCTTTGAAATTTGTTTTTGAATTGGTTTTGATTTAATTTCTTTTAAAATAGATTCACGGATGGCTTTTTCTCTCTTGGCCATTTCCTTCTTCACTTCCTCTTGGACAATGATTTGAATTGCTTTAAATAGTTTATTTGTATCCATAGTAATAAATATCAGTTTTTCATCAATTGTAGTTCGGTCTTTATTTTAAGTAATTGACCTGTTATTTGTGAGGTTCTTGCAACAATACTTGGAGCAACAGCCACTAACGATGCGATAGGAGCACCCACAGGCGTTAATGCTGTTTGTAAGGCTGGCGCCAGTGTGGCTAATGTATTATTTAATGCGGTAACCTGTGCTTGTAAATTTGCAAGTTGAGTAAACATTTTATCCATATCAGCTTTCCACGTTGGAGTGGAAACATAAACTCCTTTTTCACCACTAATAAGAACGCTATCTTTTTTAGAGTTAATTAAAACTCGGTCGGAGTTTAATACGGCTTGTGGGTTTTGATAAATTCCACTTGGAACTACTCCAACTGAAAATGGTCTTGTTTTAATTTGAAGCTTTTGTTGTGAGGTAAGATATAGTGATGAGTCATCACGATTTATATCTTCAACTATAAACTTGTTATATCCACGAGAAAACCCAACACCATTTCTAATAATTGTGATTGGGGCTTCAGGTCGTGGTGATGTCCAACTTGGTTCTATTGTAGCACCACTTACCAAACTATTAGTTCTTTTTGTATTTCGTGGAGTGTATCCAAAACGAATTGATTGACCAAATCTACCTTCAAAAATAACATCACCAAGATATGGTTGTAATTGAGATAGGTTTTTTAGTTCAACAAATCCGTTTCCAAAATCGTGTGGAGAATCAACTGATGATTGGGCTGAAACACCAGCAAAAGCACCATCTATATTACCAAGCCCTACGGATGATTTACTATTAAGTTTTGGTAATGCGTTATGATTTATGTTTGACTGAATACCAACCGTTGAAATATAATAATTTCTCGTTGATGACCTTTTTTGTGAATTTGCATCAGCATTAGAACCCAACACCACCACTACTTGTTCACCAATAACAGGAATTTTTTTAGAAGTCATATCAAGTGGATATGCTTCAATTGTATTACCTGTGAGACCCGTGGTAGTTGCTACAAAGATTTTGTATAACTTTTCAGAGTCTTTATCATCCAATACTATATTTTCTACCGTACCAAATATCACAAATCTCCCTCATCATCTTTTGGAAGGTCTTTTTCAACTTCTTCCATAGCTTGTATAAGTTGTTTTTTTTCATCCTCTGAAAGTAATAAACCACCCTCACCATCAGATTCATTTTTTAACATTCGTTGAACAATTGCTGCAAGTTTAATTAGGGCATCATCATTTTTAACGGATACATCTAAATACTCTTTGATTAGGGGAACTACCGCAGCAGCATCGCCCACACTCTTTACCATAGGTTCAAGTTGGGCGATTAGCAATTTAATTTGTCGGTCTTTCTTTTTTGAATTATTATAGATGTCAGACATCAAATCCGAAAAAGTTTTACCCTTAAAGATTTCATCATCTTTATGCATTGAATTCCTCTATACGATGGTTTAAGTTTTTTATGGTTCCCTTACTGTAGTCAGAATATAATTCCGTGTAAATAACTTTGTATTTACCAACAATCTTTGTGATATATTGGGTTGATACTCCTGTTCTTTCTCTAATAAGTATGTATAATGCCTTTTTGTTGTAGGAATAAAGATTATCTCGGTGTTTAAATAACTCATTCAAAGAGTCTGCAATTTTTTGGTCTCTTTCTTTTGGAAATAAACGCTTCATATGAAAATCCATATAATCTCCAAAGAAATCCATAAAGTCAGATTGAAACTCCAAGTTTTGTGCAATATAAGTTTCATTTACCACATCACGCTCATTATCAATAGAATCAACATCGGTGTGAGCCTTCATTCGTGCGTAGTTCTGATTGTTCTCGTTAAATAGATAGTTTCTTGCAATTACCGTAAAGTAAGAGAACGCCCGACCATTATCTCCATTAAACTTGTGAATTTTTTCATTTAGAAACGCAACCACATTCATTTTAACATCCTCATAAGGAATATTAAAATAATATGTCTTATAAGTGTGAATTACATTCTCTACAAGTTTATCAAACGGATAGTGAATAAATCTATTATAAATTTTATTTTTTAGTCGTTGGTCATCACTTCGGTTGTAGGCGTTAATAGCCATCTCCGTAATTTGGGTGAAGTATCTTTTACTCTTTGCTTTTCTCGCCATTATAATATACTTCCAATTGTTCTACAATTTCATAAAGTTCTTTGAACACATAACCCGTTTCATCATTGGCTTCAAATGAACCAAGTTTATCAATGTCTTTCATACGAGAAATAGCACTATCAATATGACCAGCCATTTCCGAAAGTAAGACTTCAGCTTGTTCGTAATTACTACCCAAGTCCTCAAATTCAGCTTCAAGAGCTTCATACTTTTTTAACAAGTTCCAAACAGCATATCCAAGTGCTGATGAAACTAATAATAAAATTAAAATAATCCAAATCATATTAATCCTCAATTACATCTTTAAAAGCGTCAAATACATTCACAGTTCCAAACCCACCATTTGTAAATGCGTTTCCAAGGTCCGACTTTTTGGGTCTACCATTAGTTATATTACGAGTTGATTTTTGTGGTTGCATTTCTTTAATCCATCTTTCGTTTTCAAATCGTGCGGCAAACAAGTCAGCAGTATGCATTATAAATGGTATTGATGTTTTGATTGCTTGGTCTTTATCAAACTTGATAAAATACTCTTT